TGTTATTTATCAAAGTCAACCACTTTTTCGTTGCAATGCAGCAATTTTTTGTTGCAATTGCACATCAATTCTGCCAAAACTTAATTAAAATGATAAATAATGTTGCTGACTAACATAAAATAAAGAAATATATGATCAATTGGAAAATTATAAACGGTTATCCTGATTACGCTGTAAGTGACACAGGTCAAGTTAAATCTTTAAGATATCAAAGAATTTTAAAAACATCAATAAATGGCAATTGGTATCATCATGTCAATCTAATATGCAATAAAAGTAAAAAAACTCATACTGTACATAAACTGGTAATTGAACATTTTGGACCTATCAAACCTAATGTTAAATTTGTAATAAACCACATAGACAATGATAGAAACAATAATCATATTGATAATTTAGAATGGATTTCTATAAAAGAAAATACTTTAAAAGGTTATGGAAATTATGAAAAAAAAATTAAAGTAAAAGAACTTAGAGCACAAGGATTAACATTCAAAAAAATAGCAGAAATTGTTGGAATGAGTACAAGTTTTGTTCAAGATACAATACACGACAATAATCTATAAATAACAGCACATAATGAATAGAATTATTGGGTTGCTATTGCTGATCAGTTTGAATGCTTGTGCTGGCATGTTGCCCAGCTTCTGGGATGACAATCAAAGCCGAGCAATCATAGATGTGCGTCAAACCGTGCGCCACATCAACTGTGCGGAACCACACTTGCCGCAGGTGCAAAAAATACAGCATCAGCTGGAATGGTTTCAATTGTACAGTGAAAGCAAGGGTTATCTGCAGAAAGATGTGCTGCTGTTGATTCAACCCATGCAGGCCACAGTGGATGACTTTGTCACTCGCAGCCGTGGCACACAAGGCAGCAAGGCCTACTGTGAAACCAAAAAACAACTGCTGGACACTCAGAGCCGCATGGCAGCTCAGGCAGTGTTGGCAAGATTTTAACATATGGATCACATTGAAAAATTGAAAGAACTCACTGGTTGTGGACACGCTTGGGCAGAACAGCGTGCTCGCACTGCCTTACAATTGGTGGAGTTTCGTGAAAAATCAGAGATCACCGAGTCAGAGTATCAGGAGTTGATGCAGGATCTCATACGCACAGATCAACTGGATGCAGAAGCCACAGAGATGGAAGTCAAAGCAGCCTTGGTGGCCTGTGTGAGCATATTGGCTCGACTGGCCTAAAACACCATATAATTCGCGGTGTATTACCGCTTGACACACCCCTTGCAGCCTGTTACAATTAAATATACACTGTTTTTGATAGGTTTTGACGGTAAATACCTTGAAAGCATCATATGAAAAAACAGACCAGATCCATTCTGCAGGAATTGAACCACTTGTACAGGGCCAAGGACCTGGATCACATTGTGGAGGCCAAAGGCAGCAACATCATTGAGAGTGCCATCAATTTTTTTCAAATGATCAATGAAAAGTACGATCCTGAAACTGCTCAAGAGTTGGAGCGCAGATTCATCAACTCCATCAAAAATGGTGACAGCAAGAAATTCAAGATGGGAGTGAAAAAAATTCAAGAAGGCGAGAGTGAATAATGATGCTGAAAGAAGGTGGCAATATCTTCAAAGGAGCTCAAGGAGAATTGCTCACAGGCAGAATCAATCAAGCAGACGTTGCTCCCACAGTGAAATGGTTGGAAGGCATCACAGGATTAAAACTGCAGGACAATATGTTGGGCACCACAGGCAAGGCTCCCACCAGTGGTGATCTGGATCTGGGTGTGGACGAGAACGAAATCAGCAAAGACGAATTGGTGTTAAAATTGTCACAGTGGGCTCAATCACAACAGCAAGACGCCAAACAGTGGGTGCGCAAGAGTGGTATTTCAGTGCATTTTAAAACTCCTATTGCAGGAGATGTTGCAAAAGGATTTGTGCAGACAGATTTTATGTTTGGTGAACCTGAGTGGCAAAAATTCAGTCTACAGGGTGGCTTGACCGGCAGCGAATACAAAGGCATGGATCGTCACATACTGTTGGCCAGTATTGCCAAAGCATTGGGATATCGTTGGAGTCACAACTATGGTTTGCTGAATCGTGAAAGCAATCAACCAGTGAGCAAAGATCCAGAGAGAATTGCTCAGCTGTTGTTGGGTGTGGATCACACTGCCAAAGATTTGGCCAGTGTGGAGAGCATACACAAGATTATCAAGAGCAGATCTGACTATGAAAAATTGGTGGCAGATGCTGTGGAATCATTTGCCAAATCGGGAAAGCGATTACCAGAACACACAGTGGAAGGCAGCAATGTGTGGTTTAGAAACATGATGGACGTGGTGAGCCGATGAAACTAGTGGAATTCAAAACCATCACAGGGCGTTGCGACATATTGCTGGAAGACGCCAGAATACATCACTTGGAAGACTTCGTGCTGTGGAATGGCAGTCAAGGAGCTCGCGAAGCAGTCACAGCACTCAGCAACATCAATAAAAATTTAAAAAGTGTCAGCATCAAATGGGATGGCGCTGTGGGAGTGATCTTTGGAATAAACCCCAATGGCGAATTTGTATTCACAGACAAAGCAGGATTTGTGGCCAAAGGTTATGATGGCAGAGTCAACAATGCAGACGATTTGGGTGCCATGATACAAAATCGTGTCAAAGATGACAGCAAGGCAGCAGACTACAAAATATTTGCAGACAAGATGAAATCAGTGTTTCCAGTGGTGGAGGCAGCCACTCCGGAAGATTTGGAGGGTTACTACAAAGCGGACATACTGTATTTTAGTCAGCCTGAATTACAAAACAATGTGTACAAATTCAAACCCAATTTGGTCACCTACAGTGTGAAGGCCGACAGTGCGTTGGGCAAAAAGATTGCTCGCAGTGAAGTGGGCATTGTGATTCACAGCAAGATCAATGAACAAGGAGTCGCTCAGCCCATGCCAGAAGATTTGGAATTCCGTGGCAGCAAACTATTGGTGGTGCCACCTGTGACCGTGAGTGAACCAGTCACAGTGGATAACGCAGCATTGGATCAAGTGAAAGCTCTGCTGAGTCAGCACAGTCAAGACATTGATTCTGTGTTGGATCGCAACAAGTTGAGCACTATGAAAGTGTCAGACTTTGCACAAATATTGTACAGCTATGTGAACAACAAAGTGTTCAAAGGTGAGAGTGATTTGGGCCGTGACTTTGTGAAATGGCTCACTACCACCAGTGCTGTGAGTCGCAACAAACAGGGCAAAATAGTGGATTATGTCAAACAAGAGGTCAAAGGATTCAATGCTTTATGGAAGGTGTTTGTGGGAATACAAATGGCCAAAGACGCAGTGATCCGTCAGCTGGACAGTCAAGCAGCAGATGTCACTGCCAGCATCAACAATCAACCAGGCGGTGAGGGCTATGTGATACAGACAGCTCAGGGTCCAATCAAATTGGTCAACCGTGCAGGCTTCAGCAGACAGAACTTTCAACTAAATAGATAGTATGGTCAAATACAACGATTTCAAACCCAAGAAGATCAACATCATGGACCCAGCAGATGATCCTGAAGCGGGTCTGGACAAAGAGTTTCGTCAGGACACCATGTTCAACCAGTTGGGCAAAGTGTTGGACAGCCGAGGCAATCCCAATCCCATCACTCATGTGACCACAGATGACGGTGAAAAACACTCCATCACTGCACAGCAGGCAAAGGCGCTGAGAGCATTGGCCACTGCGGAAAATGTCAAGCCAGCTGCCAAACTGCAGTTCACCAAAGACATTCAGACCAGTGCAGGCATCAAGAAGTTTTTGAGTCAGCCTGACACCAAGAATTATGTGAGCACTTTTGTGGACATGTACATGAAGGGTCAAACTGCCTACACGCCCACCACCCAGTACTAAACCCCAAAAATTAACTGTAAAGTAAATTTTGGCAGCAAATGCCATAAATACTCATAACCAATCCACTGAGCGTGGATTTGGCCATTAACGATAAAGGAGAAAAACAATGGCAACACAAATAAAAGTAAACCCAACGCTAGCAAACGCCAGCAGAAGTTTCATGGGCAAAGACCTTAATGGTTTTACCATTGACTTAGCTGTGAACGCTACCAACTTTGTATCCACTGAAATGGGACCAAATGGAGCAGTTCAACAAGTGCTAGCACAAATAGCAAGACAAACTACCATCGTAGGCTACTCTGCATTGAGAGCAGATGCTGGCGCAAACGCTGGTCAAGTGTTTGATGTGTATGTAGAAGGCAAGTTTGGTACTGACACATATGACGGTAGTAACTCAGAATCACTAGCAGCTCACTTGGAAGATTTAATCCAAGCATTGACA